CTAGCTGTAGTAGCAGTGTTTCCTACTAAAATTTTTCTAGCTAATAAAGGAAGTACTGTACCCGCAGGTATACTTTTTATAGTAACCGTTTGATTTGCTGGTGCACTGATTAATTCAAGTACAATATCTCCAGTAGTTCCTACATATAATCCAAAAGAACCAGCTATTTCTTGATCTGCTTCGTAAACTTCATTAGTAGCCGTGCTATATCCACTAGTTGGTTTTTGAAAATCACCAGCAGCTAAAGCAATACTTAAACTACCAGTAATATTTGTTTGACCAAAAGCTTTATTTAATGAAGCTGCATCAAAAACAATAGTTTGTGTAGCTGCACCTAAATTAGGTCCTGCTCCAGGATTTACTGGAGCTGTTGCAGCACCATCACGTCTTGTTTGTACTACTCTTACATTTGTAATTGCTCCAAGTGCACTTGTTTCTATTTCATATGAAGCCCCAGTCCTTATCATTTGTGGCGCTGTATCTGCTAATGAAGGCGCACCACCAGTACCTCTTGTACTAGGTATAGCAGAACCTAAAAAAGTTCCACCTGAAGCATAAGCAGTAACTTTTTGTGCTGTAGCTGCTATATTTGCTGTGGAATCTGTAAATTGCCCAGACGGTATACCTGCAGCTGAAGCACCAGGTGCTCTTAATGTGGCTGATGATTCAATATCTACTGCGTGAGTAAAAACATCACTTAAATTTTGTTGATACATATTTTTTTATTTTACTTTGTCTTTAATTTTTTCATAAGTTCTTAAACCACCTAATCCTAGCATACCTAACAATACGGTCATTAAATGATCCATTTGTAAAGCGGGTGGAGCTTCGGTAGTTTGTGTTATCCAGATAAATAAATCTCTAATAACAAAATTATATGCTAATGCTACTCCACATATCCAACCAATAAATGGTCTCCACCCAGCAACGAATAACGTACGATGCTGAGCTTCAACTGCATTGATTTTTGTTTGTAATTCTATTAATTTTTCAGGATCTAACTCCTTACCTTTTATTGCTTCTCTTATATCCCAAGCCAAGTTTCCAGCAACAGTTTTATTTCCATTACCTTTACCTAAAAGACCTAGTAATAATTTAAACATTTAATACTTTTTTTTCTTTTTACCTTTATACATTCCTGGACCTCCTGATTCATAATCTTTTTTAGTAGCTGATTGATCGCCTTTTGAAGAACCATCTTTACCTTTATAACCTTTATCAGTTCCTCCTTTATCCATAGAGTAATCTTTTCTTGTTTTAGATTGATCTCCTTTCATAGCACCATATTTTTTAGGTCCATCATGCGGATGTGCGTGTGATCCTTTGTCGGTATCATAGTTTTTAGGACCACCATGCTTAATGTTGTTTTTTCTTGTAAATTCATCATGCATTGGTGGACCACCTTTATCTTTATCATACATAGGTGGACCGCCTGGAACTTCTTGTCCATAACCCTTGTTCATATTTTTAGGCCCATCTCTGTGCATATCATGCTCAATTGGCATGTCTTTAATAAATCTATTATTTGCTAACGAGTGTTTACTCATAAAACTTCCCATAATTTCTTTTTTTAATTGTTATGCGTTATATGCTTCTTTTTCCCAAGGTAGATTTTTATCTCCTTCGTCAAAAGCTTTAGGACCTTTACGTGGATATACTTTTCCTTTCCAAGTAACACTGTCTTCATCATATTGAAGATCACCTCTTTTCATTTGGTCAAGATGAACCTTTTCATGATCAATAACGTCTTGTTGTTCTTCTTTGTTTGTTATATTTTTGTTTATTAAAATACTACCGTTTTGATCAGCAATACCCATAACGCCTTCTTCTAAATCCATACTATAAACAGGAGTGTTGTCTACGTTAAAGGGAAAACCTTTCATTTTAAAAGCCATACTAATTTTTATAAGGAAATATTTTATTTAATGTTTTTTTTCTTTGCTCACAACCACAGGGAATATTAAGACCATTGGAGACTGAATCAACAATAGTCTTAATACCTGTTTTTGTAGTAAATTTCTCAATAGAATCTCCTAATCCTTTTGATTTCATTAACTACTTGTTATGCCCACTGAATATCACTCCAGTACATTTGAAGTGGAGTTGCAGCTTGATCTTTACCTAATTGTGCGCTAGCTTTTATCCCACCTGGATTAGCAGTCATAGCTGATTTTACAGCATCACCTAAAGGTGCACCTGTACTATTTGTTGGGTTTGCTTGTGCAGAGCTAGATGTACTTGCTGTTAGTGTGATAGTATCTTTTCCACTAGGTAAAGCATTTAAAACTACCTCTAAAGTTTGAGCAGCTGTTTGTTTGATTTCAGTAATAAGACTTGCGTTAATTAAATGTTTTGTATTTAAATAACTAGAAGCATTACCTACTACGTTAAATTCTATAAATTTTGCCATTTTTTGTTTGTGTTTGTGTTTGTGTTTGTGTTTGTGTTTTGGCTAGGTTTGTACAGTCCTAATCTGTTTTAATTATACAAAGGATCTGATGCGTCTTTATCTCTTGTTTTATTGTCAAAAGTTATATTCTTAATTTTTCCTTTAGCATCTCTCCAATCTTGTGCGGCTTTATGAAACTTATCATAACTATTACCATATTTAGATTTATCTTCTTTACTAAGATTAGCATAAGCCATTCTATCTGTATATGTTTTACCTTTTGGTTTAACAGCTGTGTTAACAGTTGTTTTTGAATCTTTAACAAAAGAAGTATCTACAGGTGGTATATTAGATTTAGGTAGAGATACAGGCTTAACTTTCATTCCTGCCGTTTTAATAGTTTGAGTTTTATTATCTTCTTTTTTTCCTTTACGAGTTTTAATATAACTATCAACAGTATTAGAAATACTTTTTTGTAAATTACCTAAACCTTGAGCTTTTTGTCTCATAGCACTTACATCACCAGCAGCACCACCATCAAACCTAGTATATGCCCCTGTAGATTGAGGATCTTGTAAATTA